CAGAGACCTCGTTTTGTCGACCCGATAACGGCGATGACATCAAAACGCATTGCCAATGCGGTGTCATTAGCACATCAGCTCTTATCGTAGCTTCATCAGCTACAATTTCTTGAATCACTTATCGTAATCCAAAAGGAAGCTAATATGGCTCAAATGACGAACATTCTCGTCAAAGATGACGCGGCCACTCCCAAAGAGTGGACTCTCGAACCGATCACCGACACGCCCGTCCCGTTCTGGCGCGCGAACGATGCTGGTATCCCCTTAGCGGGGCAGCCTCGTCTCACGTGCTCGACGGAACAGCTCAAGTCTGGTGACTGGAAGATTACCGCGAAGTTGGAAGTCCCCATCATGGAGACTCTCGGTGCTTCGGGTGCGTCTTCGGGGTACGTTGCTCCGCCGGCTGTCGCCTACACGATGACGAACATCAACACGACGTTCGCACCAGCGCGTAGTACGGTAGCTGACCGGGCCAACATCCTCAAGATGATGGCTGGGGCGTTGCAGGGGGCATCTGCCGCGACGAATACTGGCATCCTTGCCAATAACGCCGCTGGTGATGCGTGGAAGAACTCCACGTTGCCCATCACGCTGCTCTTCACCAAACTCGTGGTCCCTAACTAGGACCTCACCCACCAAGTTCTGGGCATATCGCCCATACACCAGTACCATAAGGAGGTACGATGTCTTGGAATTGCACCAAGCCGATTGAGCAGCACTTGCTGTTCATGAAGCAAATGTCTCAGGTTCTTGCGGCCAACGGTGGTCCACTGTGTGCAGAGCTAGACGCTCACATGCAGGCTGGACGATTCCGTGATGTAGTCGAATTCAAATTTGACTACGAGAGAGGCTATGAGCACTCCGATTATTGTTATGCCCGACAAATAGCGGCTCTTGTTGAAAAGCAAGAGTTCCTAGAGTTAGGGTATGATAAGAAAGGGGCTGCTATGAAAGCCTTTCTTGCCGCTGAGGAGAAATGTCGGGAGACGAATGCACGTCTCAGCCTTCCGTGTCCCACAAGGGACGTGAGCGCAGTATTGCACTACGCTACGCGAAAAATCTCGGAAGTCCTGGGCGAGCTGCCGGATCTCGACGAATTGGATTTCTTCTTCGGACCTGGAGCGACAACCAACGTCAAAGGACGTTTAGCTAACGCTCGTCGTAAGCTATCGACCAGAATGGCGTGTAGCGAAGAGCTCTTACCGATTGTGGGACAGCTTCTAGTAGAGCTGCCCAGCTGGGTGAACACCGTAGGCACACCGTTGGACCTTGAAGGTTCAGCGTTTAGCGTTCCGGTCGACATCTCTTTCGGCAAACTTCACTTCGTGCCAAAAAACTCTAAGACCTTTCGCCCGATATGCATCGAGCCGGTCCTAAATTCCCTTGTTCAAAAGGGTTACGGATCGGTGATGAAGACTCGGTTACGGAAGTTTGGGGTTGATCTGTTTGACCAATCAAGAAACCAGGAACTGGCTGGGATTGGTAGCCGTGAGGGAAACCTCGCGACAATCGATCTGAAATCGGCTAGTGATACTGTTAGTATTGGCCTCGTGTTTCACCTGCTGCCCATGGAATGGGCATCCCGTTTGGCTGAATGCCGCACGGGGCACGTGGAGTGCGAGGGGGTACTTCTCGAACTCGAGAAGTTTTCCTCTATGGGGAATGGCTACACATTTGAGCTGGAGAGTTTAATATTCTTCGGTTTAATGAGTGGGGTTATCTCCTATATGAAACAAATAGGCGAATTAGGTTCTGGGTTTGATGCCCCTCTGGGCATCTATGGGGACGACTTAATTGTCCCTTCATGCTGCTACGATCTAGCAGTAATGACCTTGGCCTATTGCGGTTTTGAAGTAAATCCGCTTAAGTCTTTTTGCACTGGTCCCTTTCGGGAATCATGCGGTGCGGACTTTTTCGCTGGTCGTGACCTTCGTCCGTTCTACCTCCGTAAGGAGCTGAGCGATCAAGTACTCTATGCCTTTCACAACTGGGCCGTGCGGCGTGGCGAGCTAGAGATAGCTCGTCTTTGCTTAGCATGGACCAACCGCAAACTTCGCATTTTTGGACCTGACGGATTCGGCGATGGCCATTTAGTTGGCAGCTGGGTTTTACAGACCTCCAGAGAGACTAGAAGACGTGGATGGGACTTCGGGTACTTTCGTACTTACGCACTGACACCTAAGAGGGATTTGCAACCTCTCCCTGGTGACATCCTCGTTCCGGCATACTCGGCTTACAGCCGAATGTCTGAGCAAGGACCCTGCGATCCCTTTGTAATTAGGGGGACACAGGACTATACGAGAAGGAAAGTGTACACGAACGCAAG